CCCGTTTAAGAATATCCGGTCTGATTCGTGATTTCCATTCCGGGTGATATAGTTTATAATCAATTGGCATTATTTCGGTCGTATCGTTTTGGATAATTTCCAGTCGAGTCCGGTGGGGAGGGTGAATTTAGATGGGCAAGTTTCAACCACCCATACTTTTGTAAGGCATTCTGACCCATACCAAAAACCTCTTCCATCTTCATCAAAACAATGCACATCCGCCCAAATCGGTGCATTACTCCAATCCACGCTGTATGGGTTGGGTTCGGTTGTTACCGCCTCGTGTACGGCTACATGGTATTGGATTGACTTGTCCCGACCGAACGGAATTATTTCCCCATCCATCCTGCGACAATACGCCCAATCCGATGTGATGTAATTTTTCCCGAGCAGATAGTTCTTAGTCGTGTTGGATTTGTTTTCCCAGACGCATTTGTACGGACTGGATTTGAAGCCAAGGAACTTGATGAAGATTCGCTTATGCCACTCTTCTAAGTCGTCCGATACCCAGACAACCTCTCCCGATTCGGGGAAGTATGTGTCGGCTTGTTTGAGTCTGTCCAACTCGGCTTGGAGTCGGTTCAGTTCGTTTTGGATTTCGTTTGGTGTCATGATGATTTATACGGGTTTGGTGTTACTTTGTTACAAACTCATTCGCCTCAGCCATTGCCTGAATTATATCGGCAAGGGCGTTGATGTAGTCGTTCAGGTCGTCCATGTAGTATTCATTGCTGTTAGACCTTTGCATAAAATAAAACTCGTTCCTTGTTGAGTTATACCAAAGCAGATAAATCGGGTTATTCTGATTCGATATCGACACGCCACAATTAATCGACCTGTTGTCGTCAATTTTTATACCGCAGGATAGGGTTTTAGTTGTCATGGGTTAGAATAGGGTTGGTGAAGATAAAATATAGTTGCATCGCTTTGTCGCCATTGCGACATATTCAGGATTCACATCAAATCCAATAAAACGCCTGCCCTCTTTGGCAGACATCGCACACTCCGTTCCGCTTCCTGCGAATGGAACTAATACGAGGTCGTTTTTTCGTGAGCAGGTGAGGATTAACACACCTGTTAATGTTTCAGGCTTACAGGTGTCATGGTCATATTTGCCTGTAATGTGTGCCTCTTGGTCAAAACTCATCACATCAAATAGTTTTAAGTAGTTGTTAAATGGTCGCCTTAGTTCCTCATATTCTGCCCTTAGTTCCTCATATTCTGCCCTTAGTTCCTCATATTCTGCCCTTAGTTCCTCATATTCTGCCATCCAATATCCGCTCTCTTGCATCCTTGAGTATATTTCTTTTGTCGGGAAGCAATATTGACTATCTGCAAAATAATGCCTTGAAACAACACTTGATGTATTTGTCCATTCATTAATAAAATTATTGAAAGCATCTATTGTTCTAAATCCTTTGTCTTTCATTAATCTGTCCCTTTCGTCCCTCATGTATTTTTTTATAGTTGAAAAACAATCTGGGTTGTCATGTATTTCTTGCAATCCAGTTTTATTTACTTCGTTACTATACATAAGCAACCTTTCACTAACAGGGGCAAAACATCTAAATAACTCAACACCTTTTTTCGTTTGCCTGTTAAATTCAATAGTTATATTATTTTCAAGGTTAAAATACTTGTCAAATATAACCTGAGCATAGGCTATCTTTTTAGCGTGTCCCCACCAAAAAAGCGTTCCATTATCTGCTAAAACCCTTTTACATTCCTTTGCCCACTTCTCAACATCTTTTAGATAATCATCAAAAGACTTCCAGACAAAATCAAAATCGCCTTTTACTTCAAAATATGGCGGGTCTGCAATAATCAACTGAACCGATTTATCAGGTAGTCCGTTTTGCATCCAGTCGGAATGATATATTTTATTCACCTCAATCATTCCCGTGTCTCTTTGCATGTTCCAACTTAAACTGCCTGATATGCTCGCAGTATATTTCGCATATGCCCGATTCCTGAGCGGTAATGACATCAATCAAAATATCCTTCTCCCGCATGGAATAGTTCAGCATTGCCCGACTTTCAATGTAGCCAGAACGCCAATACATCTCCATTTCGCTTGAATTGTCTCGGCTGATACTTGTACTTATCCAAGCAACAGATAATGCGATACAAAGCACGGCAAGGGCGTATGTGGCTATCTTATAGCCGAATCGGTATGAGTAAAAATTATTTCGATTCATCCTGCACCTCCTGATAAACTCTGTGAAATTGATTTTCAACCATTTTTCTTTCTGCTGATGTTAGGCTCGATTTCTTTTCCTGAATCAGCCTAAATTCATCAACTAAACTATTTTTAAGTTCTGGAAACGGTCTGGTATAATTTGAACCTTCGTAAGGGTATAGTTCAATGTTAGCCATTGCGATTGCCATAAGTTCAACACGGCTCATTCGAGCTTTCTTTTCAGGTTGTGGTCGTTCCGTGTAGGTTTTGCCGTTTATTTCAAACATCTTGCACCTCCTCATCTTTTATGATTCCAATCCACCAGCCGTCTATTCCGGTATAATTCCGATCGATATTATCCACATCGTAGCAGGTATGCCCGTAGTCGTTTCGGTATAACTTGAAAGCGTTATGACCTTTATAGTCAAACTCGGTTTCCATTCTGAGCAGTTCATCAATATCCCAGCCATCACGAATTAATTCAGGCATGATTAACTGGAAGAAGTAATTGCGGTCGGTATAATACGGCATAACAAACCAATCTCGATAGACTTGTTTCGGGGTGATGATACCCTGCCGAATTTCCAGAACCTCGCCTGACTTCAAGTTGTTCAGCAGGAATGAATGATACTGGTACGGATTGGCGTGGTCGATTAATGTTGGCTCAATGTAAGCCGTTTTGCCGTTTGGCAGGTCGAACTGATACAGCCAGTCTAAGTTGGTTTTTGGCGTTTCGATGATGTTGATTTTTGTCATACTGGTTTATACGGAATAGGGTTAAAAAGGTTGCGAGTTGCGTATATTTATTGTTATGCCTCATGCTAAAAGAGCGACAAGACACCTTTGTTAGTTTTGCGATTTTCTTTCCTAAAACCAACATCGTAACGATTATGACACCGCTGACAAAGTGCTTTTAGATTTGAAAAATCATTGTTATTTACATCGTGGTCTAAATGTGCAATTGTTAAGACCACTTTGATTAGTTTATTTGTTGGATGCACTTCACCAACGTAATCGCTTCCAATTACTTCGCTTGTTTTTGCATCGTAAATAGTTCCATCATCATCTTGATAGCATTCTTTATCATTCCAATTCCCTCTAAGAATTAGCTTGTAATTTGGTACTTTGCAAAACTCACAGCAATTTTTAGCACGTTCCATTATTGCAGGACGTATTTCTGTTTTCCAGTTTGACGGATATTTTTTGTAATCTATTGGCATAATATTGAGATTTGAGAAAGCACGAAGGCATAACAGCACCTACCCGCAAAAGGGGGTTATGTGCTTCGTTTGAAAATTCTGTGTTAATATTTAAGTTCATTGCTTCGTATTAAATTTAGTGGTTAAAATCCCCTTCAGCGGGTAGCCGCCAAACGTTAGGCGTCACCTTGCAGACGAGCCGAAACATAATCCTTTACCATTTTTTTAATCGGTTCGACAAATTCGACACGGACACGAAAGGCAATAGTTTTAGTTTCGTATGGTGCTTTTTTACGACCTGAGCCAATACGTTTACCGCCTTTATTTTTCTTCATCTTCAAACATTGATTTAAAATAAACTTCGACTCCAATGAATGAACCATTATTATTGTGCATTGGAACTCTTTTTATTGCCATTAGTCCCATATCATGTAAGCTCATTCCAATCCAATAATTATCACCGCGCAATTTTTTATACGTTGTGCAAGTTTCAAAAATTTCTTTATAGAAAAGCGGGTCAAGTTCCCGCCTTTCTAATGTTTTTACAAATCTGTTATCCATTTTATTTTATTATTACAAGTCCGTTTTTAATTTCTGTATTTTCATCAGAAAGTATTTGTTGTATTCTTTCGCAAGTCATTCCATTTTTTGGACTTACAGTTATGCAATTCAATCCAAAAACTTTTAAGTGTCTTGCTTCATAATCACCTACAAATATTGTTTGAAAATTTACTCTTTGAGTAGTTGCTTTTTTTAGTCCAGCTGCTACCAATTTTTTTGCTATGTTTTGCACTGTTGTCATTTTGTTTATCGTTTTTGTTGATACAAATATACAACCTATTTTGATAACTGCAAACATATTTCAAGGTATTTTTGATTTATTTTTAAAATAGTTTCTAACGTACTGAAAACCAAAACGAAAAAATAAGTCGAACGCATAACAAAGTATTGGCAAAAAAGCGGTTTTGGTGCTTCGTATGAACATTTGTAGTGTCATCAACATTAGTGCTTCGTATCAACTTTAGTGGTATAAGTCCGCTTCTTCGCCAATACTCGAACCGTTATACGGGTTTAAATTATTTATGTTTCCTATGCTCAAAACATTTTTGCGTTTCAAGTTGGCAAGTTTCAGGAATGAAAGATACAGGCTTGTTCAACTTGGTGCAGTTGCCATAAGCCATTCTATCCATCAATCCTGAACCATCATAGTGTGCCTTGTGTTGGTTTAATTTATCGAAGTCCCTGACCATAAACTTACAATCGTTGCAGTTGCAGTCAATTAGTTGAAGCAGGTATTTACTTTCTTTGTCCAACATAATCCATTAATCTTTGCCACGCCTCGATTGTATCTGGGTCGCCTATATCCAACCTATTACAAGCCTCCTGATATGCGTGGCGTATGGTGCTTTGGTCTTTGCCTCCGAAAACCAATCCAATCATATTGAAGTCATAGTGTGGATAGTTCTCGACAAAGTATTTGACCAGCACGAACCTAACATTGACCGCATCGTATCGCTGTGAACTGATGACATCCTCCATCGTCATTTTGCGTTCAGGAATACGAACTACCTCGTATTGTCTTGTCGTGCGTTTCGTAACATCAAACGACCTGATAAAGCCGTTGAACATATCGAGTTGAATCGTTGGCGGTGGTATCTCTTCCATCTTGCTCAGAAGCCATTGGTCTACGGTGGCTTGTCCGTAAAGTTTTACGCAGATTTGGTAGGTTGTCATTTGCTCAAAGTTATCTCAATACCCAACATCTCAAATATCTGCAACATCCTGAACACGGGCAGTTGGGTCTTGCCCTGTTCAAGTCGCTGGTATGCCAACAAATTCATGTTGAGCATTTCAGCCATGTCGGTTTGCTTATACCCCCTTTCGGCTCGGGTGGTGCGGATTAGGTGGATGATGTCGAATTGTGTCATTTGTTCTCCTCCCTACATTCACCACACCGCCCCATATCGTCAATGTCGTCTGTCTCCCATACCAATCCGCACTCACCACAAGTGCATTCGGGTAGATTCGGTTCGCCATATTCTACATTTGGGTCTGGCTGTTTCGGGTAAGTGTTGTTAAGGTTTTGCATATCCGTATTCTTTTTTGATTTGTTCAAGTTCATTTATCGTGCCTTTGCCTGCGATGCTTTTTAGTTCTGGAATGAATCGCAGTTCTTCCAAGTCAAACGAGACAAGGTCATACAAGGTTACAAGGTTCAAATCATTTATTATCCGCTTTGCCCTGCTCGACAGCAATACGCTATCGAGCAGGACTTTCTTTTGCAGACGGACGATTACAGCCTTGTTGTGTCGGTGTATTTCGTAACTGGTCATAGATTAAAATGGAAGATCTGAACCGGTTTGACTTGGTGCTGGTGCAGGTGTTGTCGGTGCAGGCGGTGTCGCCTTAACCTTGACCTCAACTTTCCAGATTGACAAGGTATTAAACACCTTGACCACATCGTACTGCCCAGACCATTCACGACCTCGCAAGTTGATTTCGAATGACACGATGTCGTTCGGGTTGATGCCATCTAGAAGACTGACTTTATCGCCTTGAGCCTCGAGACCGATGACTTGCGGATACTTGCTGTCTCCATCAATCTCAACATGGATTTCACGCTTTTGAAATCCCTTTTCGCCTACCATCTGAGTCGGTAGGACTCGTACTACTTTACCTTGAATATTCATAAAAATTAAAATGTTACTTGTTGATGATACTTTTCAAATTTTGCCCAGAACTTGAGCAGGGCGTCCATTGTGGCTTTCAGTTCTTCAATGATTTCGTTCCGCTCGACCCGATAAATGTAGAGTGGCTTCGGTGCGAATCGAGGGTCGTATGATATGAAGTCGAGCCATTGCAAACTCTCATTGACCAAAAAGTATTGGTACACTTGCCACTTATGTTCGTTTGGCAGACCTCCCATGCGAATCGTGCGTACATGGGTCTTGGTGCTGGGACATTTGACTTCGACCGCCCCAGTATGGTCGGCTGTTAAGCCATCTGGCGACATCCCTAACCAATCCAATTCATCGTGAATGCAGAACGCAACATCGATTAGTTCTATGCCGGTCGCCTCGGTGTATTTCGCCTTTGCCTCAGGTTCATATTCCGTCCCCCACTTCATCGCATCGGACTCGTAATTGTTCTCGAGAGCGTCCCAAAGATGGTCGTCAAAACATTCCCGCTCGGCAATGAGTGCGTCCACTACGGGCAAGTTGTCTGACTTCATGATGTCTTTGGTTCGGCTTGAAGTTACCCGTCCGATACGCAAGGCATGCCACTCCCGACTGCCCTGCTGTGTGTTGTCAATTACTTTCATATCTCTTCGAATGTAGTTGTTGGACGCTGTAATTTATATCCCAATGATTTCAAAAGAGCGATTGCAGATTGCTCGTTCAATTCTCTTTTGGAAGAAGAAAATAGGTTTCTTTTTTCGTAGGTTCTTTTGCTCAATGCGATGCAGTTCTTTTTGTAAAATGCAACTCGTCTTTTTTCGTAATACTTAATCTCGTCCGCAGATAAGCCTAACTTCCGGAGTTTACCGACAAACGAATCGCCGGTGAATTTTTGTGGCATTGCTTCAAATGCTTTTTGAAATGCCTGAGTGATGTTTACTTTTGGTTTCATGTTATTTATTTAAGGGTTAAACGATACTACTTTTCCAATTCATTCTTTTTGTTATCCTTATACGATAACATTGCCGATTTTGTTTCGGCATCAAACGACTGCCACAGAGCGACCAGAGACGGCATATCTGCACAGGCGTTAATCGCCTCGATTTGCTTTGTCCAGTCCTTTGGCTTTTCCGGTGTCGGCTTGGTCGCCTTTACCCGAATTGCGTCCGTTACATCGCCAAACGCTTTGACACGCTCGACGCCTACGATAATTTTTTGACCTGCCCAGCGTTCGATGATTGGAGTACCCAATACTTTGGTGATGGTCTTGCAGTTGGTACGGTTTAAGATTATCGGCTTAGTTTCCTGCGTTCTGGCGACGATACAGAGCGAATCTTTGCCGTCCGACCCTTTGACCTTCTCCTGTGCAACGGATGCAATGGTGACGGTGATTTGACCATAACTGCCATCGTTCTGAACGAGGTCGTGCGACCCGAAGTAATCCGTTGAGGTCATTTTTTTCCAGTGTGTGCTTGTTGTCATTGTCCGAAGTGAATTAAGATGTTGTGAAAGATAAGCATGCCGATTCCCATCAGAATCGCTACGAGCATGAAGGCACTGACCTTCTCGAAAAAGTTTGGTTGTTGTTTCATTTTTCTTTGTAAAATATAAGTGGAAGATAAACGGTTGTGATGAATAGCCAGATTACTTTTATGTAGCGTTTCATAGGATTAAGCGATTTCGATATACACGATGTAGTCACGGCAGTCAAAGAATTGACCGTCTTGAAGTTGCTCAGGAACTTCTGCGTCAAGTTCTAATTTGTCGAGCCATTCCAAAAGGTACTGGCGTGCTTGTTTGTCGTTTGAAAATACCTCAGTACGATTGTAAAAGGTGATGTGGCTTTGCTGGCTTTGAATTTTGATTGTTGTTGTCATTGTCTGATGTGTTTAAGTTTATTGTGCGTACCGGATGCGCACCCCCCTGTGTGAATGTTATGCGGTCATGTATAACGCCTTTTCTCTTGCTGTTTTCAAGTATTCGACTTGATTCCAGAATTTAGCGATAAGCGTCTTAGCCTGCTCAACTGAATAACCCATTTTAGTTAATTCATTTTCTGTTCTTGTTTGCATTGTTGTCGTTGTCATATCGTGTTGTTTAAATTTGATGAAGCAAAGATACAGCATTGTTTTGTTCCAATGCAAATATTTTTTTTACTTTTCTCATAACTCGCTGATTTTCACAGAGAAATTTTTTTGTAGCAACCGAATAAAAAGCGTGTAACCTGCCTATCTATCCAGCGTTTCGCCTCGTCTCGCCCGGTTATTTCGATTGAATATGTGGCAATATTGACCATGTTCACCTTAAATAAATCAGGCGTGTCGGTTCTGGATACAATGGCTACCATCAATCCGTTCAGGGTTACGCTGGTTCGACCGGTGTCTTGGTTGTGATTGTAGTCGTAATTCAAGCCAATGATGGCGGGGGCGGATGGTTCGAGTGCGTTTATGACGCTGTTTAAATCGGCTATTCGTGCGTTCTGTTTCATGTTAGAATGGTGCTTTGGTGTTGTCTTGGTTTTCAAAATCTAATCTTGGTGATGGCAGGTAGTTTGTTTTCGGCTCAGGCATTGGTGGTTGTGCTTGATAAGTCCTAAATGGGGTGTAAGGTGCAAATCTTGTATAAGCCTTCTCAAATCGCACCATTATCGCACCTAACCGCCCGTTCCTATGCTTGGAGATATGTATCTCCGCCATGTCGAGCGATGGCGTACTGCCGTCCGTCATTAGTTCCTCTTTGTAATACTCAGGGCGGTGCGGGAAAATAACCATATCCGCATCCTGCTCAATCGCCCCAGATTCCCTCAAATCGGACAGCATCGGAATACTTCCGCCCTTTCCTCTCGTTTCAACCGAGCGGTTCAACTGGCTCAAAAGCATTACGGGAATGTCGCATTCTTTGGCTATGCCCTTACATGCTCGGCTTATGCTCGATATTTCCTGCTCACGATTGCCCGAAAATCCATCCCCTGCGTTCATTAACTGGAGATAGTCAATTATGAGCAACTTGATACCATGTTCCTGAACCATCCTCAGGACTTTCGCTTTCAATTCCAAAACACTGATATTTGCCGAGTCGTCAATGTATAACGGCAGGTCTTTTATCGCCAAACTTGATTCCCTGAACTGGTGAAACTCGTCCATCTGGACACGCCCAGACCGAATCTTCTCGCCCTCAATCTCCGCTTCCATGCTTTGCAAGCGGAATACCAACTCATGACAACTCATTTCAAGGCTAAAAAACGCCACTGGATAGCCTTGTTTCGAGGCGGTGATAGCAAAGTATAGGGCAAGTGCCGTTTTGCCCATAGCCGGTCTTGCCCCGATGACTATCAACGCTTGCTTCTGCCATCCCGAGGTAAGTTCATCGAGTTGATAAAATCCGGTAGGTACACCCGTGACGCCTTTTTTGGAATCCATCCGCTTTGATAACTCAACAATGTTTTCCAACGCAAGACGCTCAAAAGATACCGCATGCTTGCGAAATATCGACTGGGTCAAATTATACGCCTGTTCCTGCACATAGTTGAGAAGTTCGAACGCATCGGTAGTCGGGTCAAATCCTTTCAACTTGACATCGTTAGCAATCCGGATTAAATCACGGGCGACATAGTGCTGGTGAATAATCTTGATGTGATACGGCAGATTGGCGGAACTGAACAGGCTATCCTTCATCATGGACAACTCGACCACATGCGAGATATAATAATTCTCCTCTTTGCTTTTCAATTCATTGTACACGGTTATCAAGTCAATCGGCTTCTCTTCCATGTACATCTGCTCGATTAACTCGTAGATGAATTTATTTTTGCTGATGAAGAACCAGTCCGATTTGCAGTTTGCAAATATGTTGGGTAGTTCGTTCGTTTCGTACAGCATCGAGGATATTATCGCCTTTTCCGCTTCCTCGCTGTAAGGTGGCGTAACGCCCGGCATAAATCCGCTCTGGTCGATTTGCGGTTTCTCTTCGTACTTCTTTTTTCGTGTTGCCATTATTCTTGTGGTTCGGGGTTGTAAAATTGTGTTGTTCCTAATTGGTTTGACTTGTTAAATTCATCTGCCATCAATTGCTGTTTTCTCATTTTGTCATAGGTGAATGAGTTTTTTGCGTTCAAAATTTTCATAGCATTATCAACCACCCATCCCTCCTGAACGCCAGAAAAATCATTTACATAAGCCTTTACACCACCTTTTTTCAATTTCCAATTATTGTAGACCTTAATCATTTCAATCAATAGTCCTTCAACGGGAAATCTCTTTTTAAGTTGCTCCCAATGGTCAAGGCTAAGCAATACGAGTGGAGAATCAAATTTAACGCAAGGCATTATTCCCTTTTTTGCCATTTCTTGAACAAACTCTTCGTCTGTTAATTTTTTGGCTAATTCAGTACGCTTTGGTTTTTTAGGCTTGGTACTTTTTTCATCAGGAACATTATTCGTAGGTAGCGAACTTTGTTCACCCAATAAGACTATACTATTATTAGTATTATTATGTATAGTATTATCTATATTATTATTGGGTGAACTTAGTTCATCTCTTTGTGGAACTTTGTTCATCATCGGTGAACTTTGTTCATCACTTATTAGGCATTTCATCCATCCGTTTTCACTAATTTCAAGAATACCTGCATCAACTAAACGCTGAATGCATTTCTGAATTCCTCGCTTTGTTATGTTCAACTCCTTTGCAAGTGTGCCACGAGAAGCGTAGCACCAACCCGGACATTTACTATCTGGGTTGGTTGCAAAAAAGTTGATACGCTCGATTAATACAGCCTCGAATACGGATAAATTATACTTTTGAATAATCCATAACCGAAGAATTATGTATTGGTCAGGATTGTTCATTTGTTGAATTTAATTCAATTATAGCCTTACATTCCACAAAACTTATACATCCGGGTTCATCAATAGTAATTTCATTCATCATTTTAAGATGAGTATCTAACAATTCATCTGAACATATAAAAACACCTAAAATGTTTTCATAATCTGGATGGCTTTGAATTACAACCCGTGCATCAACTACTTGTACTTTTTTCATTTTACTTAAAATTAAAAACCCCCGAAACAAGCGGTGAGAGTCGCTCATTTCAAGGGGTTTGGTTTCCGTTAAGGAAGTTTTTCGTATCCGCTCTCACCCGGATATCCTGACTGATTCAGGAACTGCAAATATACAAACTAATTCACTACTTTCAAAATTATCTTGCCATCCTTGCCCCAAATTTTGCGGGCGTAAAACTCATGAACTCCGCTGTCATCCTTGCCAAAGCAATCCATGAACCCTTTGACTAAGTTGTCCAAATCCGGCTTGTACCGGTGTGGCTGACCCTCGAGTTCCTTGCGTTGCTTCTGGGTGTAACTAATCGGGAACGGCATGACAAAGGTTATTTCAAACCGCTCTGGGCATTCCTTAATTCCTACGCCACGCAGGAACATCCGTAACGCTGTCTTATACCTTGCGTATCTCTGGAACGGCTCGCTGAACTTCGCCCTTTGCGTAGTTCGAACCGCACCCATTCCGATAATGTCAAATTCGAATTCCTGCATAATGTAAAATTAAACGGAATCGGTGTAACAAAGTTTCATCAAGTCCGTTAAAACTGAAAAAATATTATGAAAAAAACACTTTTAATCATCGCTCTGGCAACGCTTACGAGTTGTGCCACAATCACTTCCAGCATGAAGCAGGAAGTAACTATCAATGTCAAACCTGACCACGCCAAAGTTTATGTGAACGGCAACAAGGTCGGAGATGGAACATGCGTTGCGGAAGTACCCGTAAAAAAACGCAACACTATCGTAGTAAAGGCGGAGGGATACGAAAACGCTCAAATCAAAACGAATCGCCAAATCCGACCCGGCTACCTTATCGGGAATATCGGGATGTGTTTCGTGCCGTATGTAAACTTGTTCGGATTGCCCTCTTTAATCATTGACGCCTGCACTGGGGCATGGTACAAGCAGGAAGAATCGGATTATTATTTTGATTTGGATAAAAAATAATATAAATTGTCACACATAGGTTTTTTTGATTCTACCATTTTTTTTCAAGAGTTTAGAGTAACAACACCCAGTCTCCCCGACTGGGTTTGTTTTTTTCGTATATTTGCATAGTTAGCACAACTGAACTATGGCAAAAACGAAAAAGCCAATAGGTCAAGCCGAGACCGAAACAGAGGCAAAACCAAAGCACGCAGGAGGCAGACCGACTATTTATACCCCAGAACTTGCAAAGCGAATTTGTACCGAAATTGGGCAGTCCGAAAAAGGTCTGCATAGGCTTCATCGGGAGTTAGATTGGTTTCCTGACCCATCAACAATAATGGATTGGATTGACGACAAGCCAGAGTTTTCCTTACAATACGCACGGGCAAAGGCACTTCAAGCGGATTTTATGGGAGACAATGTGCTTATAATTTCAGACGATTCGAGCCAAGACGAAATATTCTCTCCCAACGGAAACCGAATCGAAAATCGGGAATTTACGAGTCGTTCAAAATTGCGTGTCGAAACTCGAATGTGGCTAATGGAAAGACTCGCCCCGAAAAAGTACGGCAAGCAGGTTGATGCAGATACGGAACAAAAAGACTACCAACCGCCTCAAATTAACCTGCATATTTCGCCCGAAGCAATCCGCAAAGCATCGGAGGAATAATGCCCGAACTGAACGAAGCACAGCAGATAGCATACTACTCCAGCCATCACCTCGAAGCGGAAGAGATACACATGCTGACGGGCGTTGGAGTGGGCAAGACCTACTGGCTTGCGGTCGATTTGATTCCAGACCTATCAGTCCCCAACTCAAAGCATTTGATATGCTCGCCCACATTCGCAATGATGAAGACCGCCACATTCAAAAAGGTTCAGGAAGCATGGGAAGAATGGGGACTTCGGGAGGGCGTGGACTATGTGGTAAACAAGCGAATGTCTGGCGTTAAGCCTTATTCCGGCATATCTTCGGACAAGGTCATTACATTCCGCTGGGGGTCTTATGTCGTCCTGACCCACCTCGATAACTACAATGTTGTGAACGGCTCAGAGTGGGACACTATCAGCATTGACGAAACTCGAGATGTGCGGAACTTTCAGGAGGCTTTGGACAAGTGCAGAGCAAGGACGAGGGGGACAACTTTCAAGAAGTTAGGTTTACGCCACCGCATCAAGACCGCCACAACTCCGCCCGATAATGTCGCATATTATCGGGAATTGGAAAGCCAAGCCAAAGTAAGTAAGGGCAGGATTAAGTTAATCCGAGCCGAATCCTACGCCAACCAGCACAACCTAAGACCCGGCTACATCGAGCAACTCGAACGCACCCTCGACCCGAATTCATTCAAGCGTGAGGTGTTGGGCATGCTCGTCACCAAACAAGAGACTGTCTGGGCGTACTGTTTCGAACACAAGAAGCATGTGGCAGATATTCAGGAAAGACCCGATTTGCCTATTTATGTATCAATGGACTTTAATGTGTCGCCAATGACCTGCATTTACGCTCAGCACGACCCAAGCAGGAACAGGATTAGGATATTGGGGGAAGAGCGCATTATGAACTCCGATGTGTACGAACTATGCGAGCGAATCAAGACGAGATACCCCGATACGGCACGCCTTATCCTGACCGGTGACGCATCAGGTCGCAATAGGTCAGCCACAATGAAAGGCGTCACGAACTGGAAAGCGGTAAAGGGGGCGTTGAAACTATCGGACGCTCAGATACGCCTGTTATCGTCCAATCCGGACAGCAAGGACACGATTGTATTGATTAATTCGATGCTATCGAAGCATCCTGACCTTGTTATCAACCGAGCGTGCAAGTATCTGGTCGAAGATTGCGAAATGATGCAGAGGGGTGACGATGGGAAGAAGATTGCCCCGACCAATATGCACGGTCACTTGTTTGACTGCTTTATTTATTACCTCTGGACATTCCACCGTTCATTTTTGGATAGGTTCGCCAAATCTGGTAACTTTGCAAGCGTATGAGCAACTTAAAACCAATTTACACTGACGCAAACGGCATCGAGTGGCGGACATTCGAGACCTGGGGCGACATTCCAGCGAATCGCGTTATTCCTGCCGACCTTGCCGTTCGCAGGGCATCAATGGGACTAACCCCCGAACGACTCGTCAAAGCGTTCAAGGAGATTAAAGACGACCTGAACAGGGGCGATATTGTCGGAGGCTTTTCAAAGTTCGACCAACTCGAAAGACGGATTGCTGACATTCCAGACGAGTTGCTTCTGCAGGATTTGGCGTGTGTGTTTGTTGTCCATCCTGACGAAGACCCGATGGACTTCGACCCGAAGATGCAACGGGTAAAACTCGAACTATGGGCAAAAGATGACGATGCACGGTTTTTTTTTATTCAGTTGGCAGTACGCTATACAATGGACTTATCGGACATCTCCGACGCTTATATCCGTTCGCTTATCCTTCAAAGGACTTTGATGGAGTCGAGCGACCCAAGCACGAGTATCTTTCCCTTGGAAGAAACTGGGCTGACGAGTTCAGCACTTTCGTGACCGAGGTGAATCTAATGCACCGGATGCTTTGTAACGGGTCATTGACCGAGATTAAAATGCTCGAAAAGATGGGAATCGAGGAGTATGCTTCGACCGTGAACGCATGGAAGTACGAACTGCATTTGAAACAAAAAAGCGTCAAAGTATGATAGTTCTTGTCTTTTTAATTGGCGTCATTTGTGGTATTGCATTAAGGGAATCTGTAAAGGATTGATATGGGAATAGGGCGCAAATTAAGGAGAGGGACGATACGACCTGTTGTGGATGAAAACGGGAATGTGCTGTTTTTTATCGACAAAAAAGGGAGGCGGATTGACCCGCTGAAACAAATATAAGGAGGTTGCGTTTAAGGGGGTATGATAACAAGAACCGAATACGAAAAAGCATTAAAAATTGTCAAAGAATATAATAGGCAATCTATTTTTGAAAAGACAATTGGTCATTATGACAATGACAAAGAATTAATAAAAAAATCCCCTTTGCATGAATTTTTGTCTATTAGGGTTGCAAATGCTTTGTTTTCTCAAAACGGCATTTATATTAGTAGGTGGGATTCAAAAGTTGAAGATTTATCAAAATTATCTCGAGCCGAATTGTTTAGAATCAGGGGTATAAGACATAAGGCAATTATAGAATTAGAGGCTTTGTGCGAATTGGCTGGGATTAGTTTATTGCCGTAATTTTTTCGTATCTTTGCCCTGACCGCCCCGGTCATTAGGCGAATCGCCATACAAAGGATAAAATCGAATTGATATGGCTCAAAATATAATATTCCGTGTAGTTGCCGACACTCAGCCAGCAGTGGATGGGATGGACAAATTACAATCTGCCACAAAACAAACCACCAATTCAGTATCAGGTCTTGACAAATCGCTTGCAAAGTTGGGAACAATGGTTGCGGGTGCGTTTGCGGTCGATAAACTGATTCAATTTGGCAAGGAGGCGGCAAAGGTTGCAGGTGAAATGGAGTCTATTCGGATGCGATTAAATTCCATTGCAGGCGGAGTGAATGAGGGTGGAGTGGCGATGCAAGAACTTCAAAATCTTGCAAACAGACTCGGGTTGGAATTTAAGGGGTTGGCTGGCGAATATGCAAAGTTTGTCGGTGCTGCAAAGGCGTCAGGAATTGAAGTGGCAAAGGCAGACAGAATATTTAAGTCAATGTCGATAGCCATCGCAGGGAGTGGTGCAAGTGCTGAACAATCAAATAGGGCATTTATGGCACTTACTCAAATGATGGGTAAGGGCAAAATTAGTGCCGAAGAAATGCGACAACAACTTGGGGAGGCACTTCCGCAAGCATTTGGCATAATGGCAAAATCTTTAGGCGTAACAACTCAGGAATTGGACAAGATGATGGCTAACGGTGAGTTGTTGGCTGGTGAAGTCTTGCCAAAATTTGCCCGTGAAATGGAGAATGCGTTTGGTGCTGATGCGGAAAAACTTGCAACGGGACTAAATGCAAATATTAACCGACTCACAAATTCTTGGGACGCATTTCTTACACAAGTTGGACAGAGCAAAGTTACGGCATTAGCAGTTGATTTATTAACCGGCTCAGTTGAGGCGTTGTCGGTCGCTTGGGCATTGGTTACGGACAATTACAGCAAGTACGCCCAATCAAAATTAAACGCTGAACGAGACGCTAAGATTAGTGCTGAGATGCAACCAATTGTTAAGCAGATACGCAAAGAGATTGAGTCGTATGGTGATGCCGAGGTTGCTATTTCTGAATACACAAAAAAATACAACACATTAGCAGGCGAGGTTCAAGACGCTGACAGACGAATTGAAAGCAATCGCAAAAGACGGCTTGGTGTTTCAGCAGATGTTGCCATTACGCAGGAGTTTGTTACCCAGAACGAATTGAAGCGGGCAACATTGAAAATAATGGAAGAGGAGTTGGATATTCTTCGCAGTTCGCAAAAAGCCGAGATTGAATCCACTGAGTCAATTAAAGAAAAGCAAAAGAAATTAGATAAGATTCGCAAAGAGCAGGAAAAGGCAAAAAATGCCGAGTTGAAAAGCGAAAAAGACAGAATACAAGGTATAGCATTTTTCAGTGATTTCTTGGTTGAAAAAGAATCTGAAAACGCCAAAAAGATTGCCGATGCTAAGAAGAAATATAATGACCTGATTCGAGTTGATTTAAAAACAAACGAAACAGATGTTCAGGCAATCAGACGCAAAAACTTTGAACTTGAACTACGCCAACTTAATGCTCAATATAAAGACAAATTAATACAAGACGAGGAGTATCTTTTGCAATTATCCGCTCTTCGCAAAAAGTATGGCATTGAAGACAAAAAAAACACCGAGACATTAGAATCGGATATTGTTGCAACCAAGCAAAAAAAAGAGGAATTAAAAAGAGACATTATCGTTCAGACCGCAACAGGCACGGTCGATACTTTAATGGCATACAAAAAGAAAGAACTTGATGGCGAGGCGGACATGGTTGCAAAGCAACGGCAGGCAGGATTGATTAGTGAAGAGCAGTACGACCAACAGATGAGAGCGATTAAACGAAAGCAAGCCATCGCAGACCGAATCGCTGCGATTGCTCAGATTGCGATTAACACAGCAGTCGCCTTGACCAACCCAACCAACATAGCATCATTCGGGGCAATATCGCCTTTCATCATCGCATCGGGTGCAATCCAAACAGGTATCGTCCTCGCCCAGCCTCTTCCGTACAACAAAGGAACGAAACGAGTGCCAATGATGCGAGGGGCGGTGCGTGGTCGTGATTCGGTACACGCCATCCTGACACCAGACGAGCGAGTCGTGCCTGCTGATATTAATATGCAACCCGGCTACTCTGCCCTGCTTGACCTCGCTCAAGACAAAAAGATAAGCGACAAAGAGGCTGGGTTCTTGGCGGAGTTGGCAACATCAGGAATGAGGCGTACCAGCACGCAACAAAGCATTGACCCCGACATTATCGGAAAAGCCATCGCCAAGCACATTCCGCATACGAATGTGGCTATCAATGACCGAGGCATTGCGGTTATTACCGAGCGAAGCCAAACCGAAATACGCAGACTTAGAAGGAGGATAGGCTGATATGTTACAAGTCAAGATAAACGGTACACCGATAACGGGCAGGATTGAGGGACTCGAGGACTTTACGCTGAATTACTCCCGTGATTCCGAAACAGGCAGGACGCAAAAGAGTTATACGAATCAGTTAAAGTTCTATGACGATGCGTTTAACATAATTTACCCCTTGATGGTAGCCAATCCAAACGGGTTAAATCAATCTGCCAATGTTGAGATATGGGACGACTGCTGTAATGCCCCCGTATATCGCGACCTTATCATTCGTGGCGATATGGTGGACTTTTGTACGGGCGATTGCTTCGTAACGGCACGATTGACCCGCCAAGACCCAGACGAGTTGATTTATCAATGCCTGAACAAGTACGAGATAAGTTCAAACAAGAATGGGTATTTTAACTATCCATATACCGACCCGATAACAGGTCAGACTAATTCAAATCCACGATTCCCCCTCGTAGTCTATTGCAACGAATTACGCCCGAATTGGTTGATGGCGGTGCTGTTGAGCATATTGCTTTTGAACTTATGGATTAAATCAACATTAGTCCCATTTTTAATACTATTTCTTATAAATGTATCAATATTACTTATAGGAATATGTGGAACACTTAAAGCCATTGAATGGTTTTTAAATTTGCTTTTACCCGGCAATCCGGTCAATATTACCCCTCCACTTTGTGACCAGATATTACAAGACCCATTCTTCTTAATCAAAGAGGTAAACGACTTTGTTGACCGAATCATTCAGAACTTCATCGGGTGCGGTCGTAAACATCCTACCCCGTTATATCGGCAATATGTCGAAAATGCTTGTCAGATATGCGGAATCAACCAATTCAATTCATCAATATTAAACGACCCAAACAGCGAATACTACAACGCATTATACTTCAACGCCCCAGCCGATTCAGGCAGTCGTTCAGCGGTCGGATATATCAGCGAAAACAGACCAACCGCCACGATGTCCGCTTGGCTTGATATGATTGCGAAAGATTTCAACGCTCGTTGGTGGATTAATCAAAACCAATTATACTTTGAGCGTAAAGATTATTTCCTAAACCAACCTGTTATTTATGACGCTGATATTAATCAAGACACGGGCGATATATTAGAAGGTACTTGCTTTACATACAATGAGGGCAAGTTATTCTCTTCAATAAAAGTGGAGGCAACAATGGACGCTCTGGACGATGTAGGTAACGAGGATAGGAATAGATACACCGTTTATTTTGACTATGGCTCAAATCCGAATTGGGAGGGTGCGAACAAGAAGATGTTATCATACTCACCTGCACGATTTAGGAATGATGGCATCGAAGCGGATGTATTGACATTCTTTGATAACTTGCCACTATCAAATCTAATTTGGGGCAATAATATCAGCCAATACAGCCGTGCGTTATTAATGGCAAAAGGCACAGCGTCAAACCCGAAGATGTTAATCTGGGATGGGCAGAGTTATACGGACGCCTATGTTAAAATTTACAACGGCGTTCAGAATATGCCTGCAATGGTTAATTCGGGGCAGTCTGATTTATACGATAAATTCCACCGCATTGACGACCCAAACATTAATCCATTTCGATTCTGGAATGCTGAATTGACCGTCAGAGCCAACTGCCAACTCGTACAGCAACTCGATGTGAACAGAACCGTGCGACTACGCACACCATACGGGGCAATTGTCAATGCCCGAATCAATCAAATCAACGCTAATCTTGGCGAAAGAACTATTCAATTTACTTGTGAATTCTAATGGCAAATAATCAAACTATCACGGTCGGCATTGACCGCAACTGGAACATAAACTTCGGTAACTTATGCGATGGCGACACAGTTGAATTGCGTCTGTGCAACTATGACGGAGGCACGCATACTGGCTCACTTCGAATTTGTGGGTGCGAGGCGTTTACATTTGTACCTACTACATTCACGCTTGCCCCGTGCCAATGCACCACGATAACAGCGACATTCAACGGCAACGGCTATCCCGGAACTGGCAACTGCTTTATCGAAGTTGATTTTAACAACCGCAAGAGTTTTGTCAATCTGAATTGGAACGAAGTATATTGCGATATTAAAGAACTTGACTGGACATTTGGCGACCTGAATAGTTCAATAATATTACAAAGAAGAACATTTAATGCCGAGTGCGACACAACGGACAATTACGCATTTGCCCAAGCCGTTTATTTGCAGAGAGATTTACAAGTCGCTCAGCCACTTGTTGCAGGTGATGAGTTATTTCTTAGTCAGTGGCTATTCGCTCAGATAGTCGATTGGTCGTATCAGAATTACCCCGTTGCAGGATGGAAAACTCGGATATGTTTACAGCCAGCAGGAGAGGGCGAAGACCCAAGCGTGGATGGTACATATCAAATGGAGTGGTATGGACAGCAACCGAGTGAAGAAAACAGCCAAGATACGCCTTATGTGTTTGCGATAGTCTCGGCAGGCGGCACAAACATTCAGTATCGGGTTGAGTTTAACCTACCCGAAGACAGCCTGAATGCCCCGAGCAACTTCCCTCTTGCCAATCATCGGATACTTTTAGCCAACTCAACACGCAATGAAGTTGAGTTGAATAATCAAAGCGAGAACTCAATTTATCGCAACCTGAAATACATGAGTTGGGCGTTTGTCGTGTATCGTTCAATTGGTTCGGTTTATCAGGACGATATCTTTTCAATTCGTGGCAAGTTCCCATTTGAGAAAGAAGGAGTCGGGGCAAATGCAGTCGCTTTCTTTTTGCTTAGCACTAGCCTTACAACGCCCACGGGACAGCCGACTCAATACCTTTCGACCATACGCCAGACTAAGGTGCGTGTGGACTTTCAATTTGCCGATAACAATGTGACTGGTACACCTCCGACCGATATGTGGGTGTATTTGATTCGCAACGATTCGCAGAACAACCAACTCGATTATTACGAGAATTATGAGTACGACCAAGCCGACTTGACCAACTTAGTGGCAGGTAATGTTATTACACCCGTAACGCCTCCGACAAACATCACCTCCAATGAGTTCTTTGCCGAGTTTGATGTATTAAATCTAAGGCAAGATTTAACGGGCGTTGAAAATATATCCAACAATTACCGATTCATCTTTATAACGACCTCCGCATTAGATAGACAGAGTCGGTCTTGGATAACCGAACCGATTCAGTTGATTAATTATGACGATGAGAACTTAAAATTAACGGGCGTTGAGGCAAAGTTCCGCACCGTTGAGCAGGAATACGCTGGCACGGTTGGAACGCTGTTAGGCACATGCGTCAATATGAATTTGGAAACGGTTCTACAAGCCAATTTGCCTTTGTCAGACGCAGAGGTACAAGCAAAGACGGGCGGATTAATTACGACCGCATTCGAAGCGTACAGAGGGGCGACATTGAGCATTTACGAGCAATCACCTTTGACTGGCTCGACCCTACTCAATACGCAATACTTCGGGGCGAAAGGTCAGTTAATTTGCGACAAGGTTACGGATAACGGACTTGACCCGATTGTAAACAACTCGCAAGGGGCAAATATAGATTTGGTCTTTCCATTTACCATACCCGACAATGTTTACCGCAAGATAGGCAGAGAGGGGTTGTTTCAATCGGATATAAACAACTCGAACTCTTGGTCTACATTAAGCCTTGCATCGCTCAGTTGCGTTCAGAATCGGACAAGTGACCAGTGCGATGTGTTGTTTGCTTTGCCAGATATTGCAGGGGCAGACAATCCCGAATACATGGCATACATTCCCGATACAAATGAGGTGTGGGTGTGTAATTTGGCAAGCCATACAATATCAATCATTGATGTTGCAACGCTCACAATAACAGCCACCATAACACTAACAGCAGGCGATGCCCCTGTTGGTATTGTTTATGTGCCTCAAAAGGGGTGTTATGTAACATTACAAGGGGCAAACTCAACCATATTAATTGACATTTATACAAGGTCAATTACAACAACAATAGCAACACCAACAGCACCAAGACAAATAATTTACGCGTCAAGCATAGATAAACTTTTTGTTTTCTGTTCAAGTGCAGACCTTTACGAAATTGACCCACAAACAAACACAATAACAAACAGCGTAAACACGGGGCAGACAGGCGGTCAATCCGTAACATATTACGCAGGCAACGATTCGCTTTATACCGTTGCAAATAGTTCATCTGACTTTGTCGAAACACCTCGTAATACATTTGTTCCATCTGCCCCCGTATCTGTTCCTGCACAGCCATTTTCCGTATTTGCCTCAGCCAATAATTTATTTATCGGCACAACCAACACTATTGAGGTTTACGACTACACCAATACGCTCATAACTTCATTGCCTTACACTGGGTTGGGCGGTCGCTCAATAATCGAAAATGCAGGTATAATCTATGTTGGCGATACGGCAAACAACCTTGTCAGATTAATTGACAACACCACATTCAGCGAAATTGCAACATACCCTGCCGTAGCAAATCCAAGACGCTTGTTATTCGGTGGCGGTCATTTGTGGCTATCTCAATTTACTTCCGATTCCGTCCGACCATTCCTGCTCGACTGCAACGACTCGCTTCCCCCGTTCACGATGGTCAATCGCAACATCAACCTGAATTGGGACTTGGAGTTTGAGTTCTTCGACAACACCGAAATTTACACCATCACTCAGGAATTGAACAGACCAAGTCCGAGCAGGATAGCCGACTTCGTGAATGACTTTGTCGATATCATTATCGAGGAATATCCTGATGATGGCACACCGACTCCAATTCCAATCGACAACCTCTGCCCAACAACGGGTCAGGTCATTGTAACGGGCAACTTTATCAATCCGCAAAAGGTAATGTCGGTAGGCATCGAATTACAGCCAGTCAGAGGCGGTATGGTTAGTTCAGAGTCGTCAGCATCGCCTATCTCAATACCAAGCGATTCGCCTTATATCTATGACCTAACACCTGCATACGGCACGACAAGTTCCGTATCGTTCAAGATTGATACGCCTGCTCTTAACTTGACTGGCGATTATGAAATAGTACTTCACTTTATTACACAATAACAATGGGAATCATTAGAAATGTTGATGTCGTTCTGAATCCGGGTAACGGGACAGTCAATGCGGAAGATATAGTTTGGCAAGTACCCGTGACGCCTAACTGCGGGCAACTTTGTGACGAGATAATTCAGGACGAGATTATTTGCAACCAAGCCGATGCGTGGAATAATAATTTATGTCCAAACGACTTCTGCTACTCCGCCCCAGTCGTGCCGGGTGATTGTTTGCATTTTCAATTCCTATTCCAGAACACTCGCAACGCAAAGAACACCATCAGTTACTTGCAATTCCTGCAACGACCCAATCCAAAAATTAGATACAACTGGTATCACCCAACACTAAACCCAACCGACTGGACGATTCGGGCGAGGATGTTTAACGCTTGCACGAATCAAGAATACACCGACCCATTAACGGGTAATAACTATGCCGATATATTTATGCGTCAGGCAGGCATTTTCTTGAGCCAAGACCGCAAAGCATCGAGCAAGACCCTGCCGATTAACTCTTGGTACAGATGGACGCAAAACGCTCAAATTTGCATACCATCGCAACTGCCTGCTAACTTCCCGAGTCAGTTCTATTTCACCTTTGAAGTACGCAACTTTTCCAATGTTGGGTCAACCGTTTACAGCCAACTTTATGAGATTGATACTTGCTCAAATACGGTCTATTTAGAAGGTGCGTACAGCCTTAAAGATTGCTTTGGGTATGATTATTCCATTCCGACCGATAATCTACTGACAGAGCGTAGTTATAGCCCATTTGACCAAGTTCTATTCAGTTCCGCCCTATTCCAGAATGTATCAAACCAATACCGCAACGCTCACCGACTGCGTGGCACGGCTTCGTATGTGGGTAGAATGATTGAGAAAGACATACCCGAGCGTCAGTGTTTATCAATCAAAACGAGCATAAAAGAGCAGTACAATGTCAAATTGAAGCCAATACCGCCCTATGTTGCCGAGATTGTGAATAACAACTTATCTGGAAAGGTAGCGTATTTGTCGGGCGTGCCGGGTAAAGGTGCGATTGAAGTCCAGCCGAATGGCGGTGCGGAAAAAGCAAACGACATCAGCAATATGTGGGTAGTCGATTTGACATTAAACGGGTGCGAATGTTTGGATTATCACCAATGTTAATTATCTTTGTGCCGTTGTCATTTATTAAGGTTTAAGTGGGATGCAGGAGGGGTGATGTCCTCCTGCATTTTTTTTATTTATGAACAATTCAGAATTAAGACGCTCAGTCCAAGAAGCACTCGTTCAAGTCGAAAAAACCTTGCTCAAAAAGAATGAGGAATACGCAACCGATAACGATGTGTTCAGGAATTTCCGTACCGGCATAAGCCTGCAATCTAAACCGCAGGCAGTCGCTTGGGAATACATGACAAAGCATTTGCAATGGATAAAAGACGCCATCCAGACCGACCACAAGCCGACCCATGCCGAACTGGACGAGAAGTTTATCGATGCGATTAATTATCTCCTAATCATTCGGGCGATGTATCAGGATAGGTCGTAATTTTTTTATTTGCAAATTTATTTTTATCTTTGTACAACCTCTCCCAGAGGGTAGGCAGTTTGCCATATTTCGGGAACAAAAATCGTTCTCACTAAAAAACAATCAATATGCCATTAACTTGCACAGGATGCTCTGTTAGCGTCCCTACCCTCTCCGCATCTTGCGGTAAAAACAAGAAGCAAGGCGGTCTGCCATACCTTGCAATCGTAGCGTGTGACTACACCTTTACCAATCCAACCGACCCAGCAGAATGGGCAACTGCAATCACCAACAACAACGCTCGTGTTGTTAAAGGTCTGCTCGGCTCTTTGGCTGACCCATCCAACACTACCAAGCGTATCGGTTCTTGCGACCCAGAAACTTTGTTAGGTCGGGTCTGGACGCTTAACTTCCAAGACTACAACTTTACCGAAACAGGCAGTCCGCTTGTATTCGAGAAAGAAGCGTTCTACAACGACATCCAAGCCGACCCAAGTAAATACTACTTGTTCTATGGTTCTTGCGATGGTCGTATGTGGCTCGTGTCTGATTTCACTTTAATGATGAATGTCATCGTTCCCGATAACAACCAAGATGCTCGTTACATGAATGTTCAAGTCATGTATCAAGGCTTGACAATGGGAACTCAATATGTTTTTGATTTAGGTACAGTCTAATCCACCCGTAAATCATGGCATACGAGCCTATTGATACGGGTTTCGGGTTCTATTTCGACCCCGAAGAACGACCTGATGCGTACCTGCGTTGGGCAGAGCAGTATTATTCGATGATTGTGCATACGCAAGGACACAATCCGGGTAAACTGCTCTACCTACAACGCCCGAATGAAGCCGATGATATCTACCGATATCGTCTGGCTAACTTCGAGGCGATAACGAAAGGTGCAATTAGTCGGGCAAAGAACGAGGTGTTCAGTCCTATTGGGTCTGCTAAGTTCTCATACAAGGTGGACGAGGACACGGAAGAGTTCATTGAACGCCCTGTGTTTGGTATGTCCGAAGGTTACGGCACGGGTTACGACTATTGGCAATATATTTTCAAAGTTGCCTGCGAACGAATCATTGACGACCCGAACGGTTATATTACTTGGATGCCATTTGGTGAAGGTACGACAGACCCGACACAAAAGGTTGATGTTTATCCGTACCAGATTTATTCGGTTTGTATAACCCGACTCACCAAGGACAGAATTACCTTTTACAAGCCCGAGGAAAGATTCTATCTTAACTCAGGCACAACAGGTCGAATATTTTACACTATCGACAGAGAGGCTTATTATAGGCACTACGAGATTGAACTGCCTGACGATAAGACCACATTCGGAACGGAGTTAATTTACCGACACAACTTAGGCGAAATTCCTATCGTGTTGAATGGTGGATTCAGGAAGTCGGCTATCGGTCAATTTGATTACAAGACACGCAAAGCCGTCTGGGGCGAATCAACTTATATGGGTTGGTCACCTTACTCGTTTACAAGCGGGTCGGCATTGTTGCAGAATACCTATCTGCCTCAATTCATTGACTATCTTGAGTCTTTCTTTGTCGGGTTTGTTGGATATGCTAACGAGGCACTAAAGACCTTTGACGATTGGAAAGGTGCGAGGGTCATGACTTCCAACCCGATCCGAGTTGAGAAGCAAATGCCTTGCACTGCCGAGGGGTGCAATAACGGCTATGTCTGGGGGCATGATAGCGATGGCAACGATTCAAGGCGTGCGTGTAATACCTGCAACGGTTCAGGCGTAATGGTTCGCAGTCCGTATGGTATTTATCAGGTCAAAGTACCCGATAGCACAACGCTCGAAAACCAGACGCTTGTTGATGACCCCGTGTCGTATGTATCGCCTCCCGTTGATGGGTTGGAGTACATGCAGAAAGCATGGGAGACATTGATACACAAAGCCGAGTTGGAGTTGTATCAACTCTTCACCGACTCGGCTCAATCTGGCGAGGCTAAAAAGGTGGACAGGGAAGGTAAATATGCGATGATTATGGCAATGTCAAATCACATCTTTGACCATATCATCTACAACCACCTGAACTTCCTGATTCGTTTAAGAAACATTGTAAATCCTGAACCTCCGATTATCGTCAAGCCTACATCGTTTGCCATTCGTGACGAGGGAATGATTATCGAGGAGTTGAAGCAGTTAAACGAAGCGGACGCCCCGATTCCCGTTAAAGTCAAAGCACAAAAAGACTTGATGAAAAAACGATTCTCAGGCAAAGCCGAGGCGAGCGAAGTCATCGAGTTAATGGTGCAGTTTGACCCGCTCTATGGACAATCAATGGAGGACATCGAGCGTATGCAACGAATGGGTGCGATTGATACAAGGTCGGTTCAGAAGCATGCGTATTGTTACCATGTTTTGGAAAGGGTCATGGAAAAGGTTGACGACATGGAACACGAGATGGAAGAGCCTGAGATCCTTGCATTGATGGAGACCGAGTTCAATACAATCGTTCCACCTCCTGCCACGCAGATTCAGATTCCGACATTTGAATAATGGCGAAGCGTTCACCTGAAGATGAAATCGACCTGCTCATTGATAACTTGGTTGATAATGCCCGTAAAGGGGCAGACGATGCCACTCAGCGTATCATTAAGTTATTGGACAAGTACTTGGATGGTTTCCAACTATCTGACGGAAGTTTCGTACTATCAGAACAGAACAGCCGACTTCTCACTGGTCTGGACAGCGAGATTGCCAAAGCAATCAACGCAAGTACCTACCCATCCAGCGTGTCCGAAATCGTCCGAAGCCTGCCTGAAATTGAACGATTGAGCGAGATGGTACTGCGTCAATACAATAGCACCTTTGCATTTGATTTCGACCGATTGGGAGTGTCGCAGTTACGCCTTGCCCAGACCGAAACAATTGTTCAGAACATGACCGGCACAGGTTTGACTGCTGAGATACGCCAGCCGATTCGGGACGCTATAAATCGAAATGTTTTTGCAGGTGCAAAGGTGACCGATACCAAAGCGAGACTGCGTGACTTTTTATTGGCTTCCGAGTCGGATAAATTCAATCGCATGGCTCGTTATGCAAATGTTTGGGCGCAGGATGGCATCATGCAGTATGACGGCATGATATACGATAGATTCCGCACAGAGTACGCACCAAACAGCATCAGGTATATCGGTAGTCTAATTGGCGATAGTCGTCCGCAGTGCGTTCGGTGGATAACGAAGTACAATGGTAAAATTCCAATGAACAAATTACAAAGTGAAATAAATTGGGCGTACAATTCAGGTTCAGGAATGAACCTTGCTACGACCAAAGAAACATTCTGCACATATCGGGGCGGTTACAACTGCCGACACAAAGCAATTCCCGTATTTGAAAGTGAGGGCGAAGACAATGAGTGATAATCACGGGCAATCGGAATCAATCGGGGGCATCTTGTCCTCCATATTGGGGTATATTATGGCACATTTTTTTTCTGTTGATGCTATTTTTTTCAAGGTAGTTATTGCCCCGGCAATCGGTGCGACTATCGGTTTTTTCGTAGTAAGATTTTGGAAAAAACTTTTCGACAAAAATGAAAAATCAGATAAAACAAATGAATAAACACGACTGGATAATTATCATCTTCTCGATGCTGATTGCCACGGCAACAGCCAATGCCCAAGACACGGTGTATATCGCCAATTCTGGAAGTAATGTAACTATCACCTACAAAGGCTCGGTCAAGTCCGTGCCTCGTAGTTTGATTAGTGCTAATAAGATTGTCAGTCCTATTCTGCCCACGCAAGTATCAATCTTTAACGGGGCGTCACAAGTTGATTCTTGGACATTTAACTTCTACCGATTTAAGGTAAACGCAACAGCCATCACCAATGTCGATAGTTTTGTTCCTGCGATAAACAACCTGAACACGGCTATGGTCGTATCGTACAAATTGCTCAGAGATATTCAAGTCGTTTCGGCTTTGCCAAGCAATCCAGACCCAACCGTTACATACTTAGTCGGGGCGCAGACGACCATAAGCATAACAGGATTGAACGGCAACACAGATGGGTATTACCGCATTCAAGGCACAACGATAAACGCAGGCAGTGCCGATACGCACACGATGCGATTTAATACAATCAATACCAATGTTTACGATAGCCGTTATTCGTATGTCGGGTCTGCATCAAGCACTGGGTCAAACTTGCAGACGCATATCTTTATTGCACCAAACAACGGGGCGAATTCGCTCACTATGTTTGATATAAACATTGACCCAGTTACGGGCAAGAATCGCACCGTTCAGGGCGTGGCGAATGTGTTTGGGGCGAATCAAATCACCGCACCATTATACCCGACCTTTGGCGGTTTGTGGCGTGACAATTCGACTAATATTACAAGCATTCAACTTGGTTATGCTTCAATAAGTAACGGGTATGCCGTTGGTACAAGAATCAGAGTTTATAGTTTACAGCAATGATAGAAATAGGCAAATATTACCAGATTCAGACCCCGCAGGGTGAAAGGACTGCAAAGGCAATGCAATTAATCATGGAGGGCGTGTATGGCGTTTATTCGCCAAGTGACTATGCTGTTCCAGAGGACAATCAAGGTACAATCATTCCTGAGGGTTCGCCCGAATCTACGCCAGAAGAGGCGGAATTATGGAATGAGTGGTATTCCAATAATTCGTAAATTTGTAATAAATTAAAACCAATCATACAATGAAAAAAGCAATTTTCCTTTCAATCAGTTTGACGCTGTTCGCCTTTATCGGTTTGAGCGGTCAGACAAAAGACACTTTGACCGTGTCTCAAAACTCATCTACTGGCGTTATTACACTTCGCAGTCAGAAATCAGGCAACCTTGTTATCAATCCATTCGAGTATAATGGATTTGGAAACATCGAAGCAGTTTATTCAACTGCCAATGCCGACACAATGGTATTTCTTCGCAATGTAAAGACCCAGACCGTTATCACCCGTTACCGCAAGACAGCATTCTATTTCGCTACTTACGGAATCACTGCAATGACTGCAACTTGGTTAAATGCTACTTATTTCAATCCTCCAAACTTGCGTCAGTTAAATGTTACCAATGCCGTTAGAGATAGCCTCGTGTCTTGGGGTCTTGCACCAGTTGGAACAATTATATTCAATACCACTATCGATAGCCCGCAAGTACGCAGGACTTCCGCTTGGCGTTCATTCTAATCAATTTATACCATGCAAAAGTTAAACGAAAAACAAGTATTGGTGCAAAACACCAAAACGGGCAAGCAGGTTATCTTGTCTAAGCATTTCTTTGAGCGCCAAAAGGCATTGAAGAAAAACGGGTTTAGCGACTTCGAAATCGTTCCGAGCGTGTCCGCACCGACTGAGAAGCCTAAGAAATCCAAAGAAGTAACCGAGTAACAACCAAACCAAGTCAGCAATCATGAGTAAAGCAATCGAATTTTTGAAACTGATGGGAGTACCCGAAGATGTGGTTACTTCAATCGAATCTGCCGATGACCAAACAGACCTTTCCGGCTTTGTCGAATCGACCGAGACACACTTCACCAACTATTACAAAGAGCGTGTTAAGGACGAGATACACAAGGCTGGAAAGGGGTCGGCTTATGCCGAGGCAAAGAACTTTGTCAAAAAGCAATTCGGATTAACCGAGGCTGAAATTAAAGAACTCGACTTCCAAGGCGTGTTGAAATTAGTTAATGACCGCATCAGCGAGAAGTCAGGCAACAAAGAGGTATTAGAGCAACTGAACAACGCCAAGCAGACGATTATTGACTATGAAAACAAGGTCAAGGAGTTTGAGGAGAGCGTAATTCCCTCGATTAAATCGGAATCGGAAAACGCCATTCGTACATTCAAAGTCAATCAGGCAATTCAATCTGAGGTGAGCAAGCATCCTTTGATTGGTGCGAGTCAGTATGTAGTTCCCGGCTTCACATCCGACTTTAACAAGAAGTACAAAGTCGATGTAGATGATTCAGGCAATGCCGTTGTAACCGACTTAAACGGGGCAAAGGTGTACGACAAGAATAAGAAAGAATTGACCTTGTCTGAACTCATCGTCATGGAGGGTAAAGAAGCCAAGATATTCAAAGAGTCTAATGGCGACCCACAGCCACAGAAGTCAGGCAATCCAACACCTCCAACGCCTGCCCCTGCACCTGCTAAAAATCAAATCAGCAAGTGGCAACAAGAGCAGGCAGAGCGAGTCGCTCAGATGAAACAGCGTGCCGGGCTTGCTGGCTAAAATTGATTCTATTCATCTGCAACGAACCCGGCTTATGTCGGGTTTTTTGTTGTTTGTTGTAACTTAAAAGCATAAAATTCGTACATAAAGTATGGAAAATAATAAATATAAAGGATGGAATGTATTTGAAGTTTTGCCAAAAGGGTGGAAGATTGACAATCATACTGGCTCTCCTCTTTTTGGTTATGACTTTTGTACTGATGGCAAAAGTATTTTGAATGGCGGTCAGCGTGCTTTAGTTAGGTCAATTCGTAAAGGAACTCCTCGAATTGAGTTTGTAAAGCCTATAAAACAAACACCCATAGTTACAAAAACAGAGGAAAACGATGATTTTGTTTTTCCATCTAAAACCGTAAATACTTTAGCCAGATTAAGATTTCAAAAACAACTATTAAAAGAAATTCAGTTTGATTTAATGGTATGCGAAATTGAGGGATGGGACAAAAAAGAATACATTAACGAATTGAAAAAACTTATTAATAGCATAGGCATAAAAAACAAAACAAAGCACAAACAAATAGAGCCAAGTTTATTTGATTCCAACCCGACCTAACAAGTCGGGTTTTTTGTTTTATCGAATATTTTTTTTATCTTTGTTCCGTTCGATGCCAATCGAACTTAGGTGGCGACCTTCCGCATTAGGGTTATCCCCTCGAACCCATAAATGACGAGGGATTTCAAACGCAAACATTTCTTTCATTTCTTATCATGTCATTTTCCGCAATTTGCCCGGCTATTAACGAGCAACTTCTTAACTTGGCTAACGAGCATACACCTGCCTTGAAATCTTCTCAGGTTGGTACGCTCAGAGCCGTTAGCGACCAATACAATCGCTACAATGTAAACATCGTACCATTGAATCGCCAGAATGGTCAAATTAAGACCGTTCAAGTGATGTACCAAAAGCGTTCAACCATCAACGAGGTAACTTCCACCGTTGATTCTTGTTTGAACGGTCCATTTGATGAAAGCGACAACTTCGCTGAGAACATCACTATTGGCTTCCAAGCAGGTCAGCAATTTAAGTACACCGAAGAGAATATCCGCGAACTTTGCGAAGGTCGCAATTCTTGGGTTACTAAGGACATTGCAAACAGACTTGATGCTATGCGTCAGTACATCAACAACGACATCATCACCGAGATGATTGCCAACGCTGGTAACTACGCTGGCGGTACTAACTCTGGTACTACTCCTGCTGCATTGAACTTACTCGACCCAATCGCTACTGGCGGTATCACAGTTGGTAACTACATCGGTGAGGCAACAATGTTGAACGCATTGAGCGACGCTCGTGTGTCTGGTCTGCCAATGGCTATCGGTAACGGTGATTTACGCACCTACACCAAAATGCAAAAAATCGGATGTTGCAACAACGGCGGTATCGACATGATGCAGGCTGGTCAGTTCGCATATTTCGAAGATGACCAATTGACAACTGCCCTTGCTAACAACAACTTCTATGTTCTTGAGGCTGGTGCGTTGCAGTTCATTCCAGTACCGTTCTACTTGGGCGAATACGAAACCTTGACCGAAACTGAAACTCGCTCAACTATCGTTGACCCATTGATTCCCGGGCTGGTTTATGACTTCAAAATCTACAAGCCACAAGGTTGTGACGAGTGGAATGCTCAGTTGTCACTTCACTACGCTATCTCTGCCCTTTATAACAACAACTACCGCACAGGTGACCCATTGTTGGGTGTAAATGGTATCTTCCAATTCAACGCCGCTACCTAATCGGTAATGGTTCTTAATTGGACAGACAAAACGGTAAACATCCGGGTGGCTTATGTCACTCGGATGGTTGCTGACACACTCGAAGGACAGGGGTTTCATATTCGTATGTTGCCCCTGCCCAACGAGGGTCAGTTTAAGGCGTTGTGCAAGGCTGGAAAGGACTTGAAGAAGTACAATGTCGCACGCATTGACGCTGGTATGTGGGCGGTCACACCTGAGTTCAATGTTCCGCAAGTTGATAAGACTTGGAAAGGGTTACACGATGGCTCAGGCGTTTATTTCACGCTACATTGGTACAACTCGATTCACATTAAAGAGTTCTTGCCTGACGAGTTGTTTGACAAGATATACGAACTCGCAACGGCTCAGGGCAAGTCAGTTGAGGTGTTGCATAACAAAGAATATTCTGTAATCTACCTATATGAACCTGATAAACTGCCTGCGTAATATCATCGGGTCTAACAATCCGCAATGGAATGTGCCGAGTGACTTCAATCTTTATGTTGAGTCATTGCCCGGTCTTAGCCGTGCGGATATTGTTGCAATGGCAGATAGCGACTATCAAACTACGGGCGATTTCATTCAGGACAAAGTAAGTTTTGCAATGAATATGGTCGTGGCTGAATTGTCGCAATGGATTATTCAGGACTTTCGCCAGAATAGCGTCTTAGACCGCATGAAAGCGGGTAAGTACCCGACTGGGGTGATTGCATACAATACGCCTCAACCGCTTAACAGAGGCATCAAATTTACCCGTAGGAAGAATGATGACTACGGATTGTTAGTGATTCCTTATGTCAAAGTTCTGGTCAATAACTCAGGGCTAAACACTATAACAATTACCGACAATATCGGTCAGGTGAAGAGTGTTAATTTTACTGCAGTTGCAGGCATTCCAACCGAGGTTAATACGGACTTCATCACCGATGGAGGTGAGGCGTATCTAACCTTGGATAACGCAAGTCTTGCCACTGCTGAATTGAAAGTCGGAGGGTGTTGCAATCGACCTTACAACGAATCGAATGTTGGCTTATGGCGTGCGTCTGGTTGGGATGGTTCAAACGAGGTTGATAATACATTTGGCTTCATTGCAGAGGCTCAATATCAATGCGACCAGTCACAGATTGCTTGTATCTTCCGTAATAGCGTATCATTCCAGCAGGCGTGCTTATATCGGTTGGGTGTGGACTTATTGGACGAGTTGATTAACACGGTTCGGGCAAACTCCAAGACTATACATAACAAAGAAGAAAAAATAGAACTGCGTGCAAAGTTTGAAAACGACTACGAACGCAGGATGGAAATACTACGGGTTGAGGCAAGAACAATGCTATCCAGACCCAGAACGAATTGCATCGCATGTAACGGTACACGCTATGCAGAAACTCAAAGACAATCTAAAGGATATTACAGATGATTAATCCAATGCTTCCAATGTATGCAGGTTGTTCAACTTGCGGTGGCTCAAGACCACAACCAAGACCAAGTACAGGCAGACCTGCACCAAGACCGGGTACGGTTAGGATTCCCGGCATTAAACGCTAAGTCATGGGCAAGATAAAACCAAGTTCAGCGAAAGGCAAGAAGTGGTCTGTCGAGGTTGGTGGTAAAGTATATCATGCCGGCGATGATAACGCTAAGGTAAGTCCCGGAACGCCTCGAGGCCATGCGTATTGCGCCCGCTCGATGAAGATACCCGGCTCAGGCGTGCCGAATAAACTTGCTCGGCAGATGTGGGGTTGTGTTGGGTCGAAATCAGTGGCAAGCAAAGCGAAAAAAATTGGAGATAATTTTAAATAACGATTATGAGCAAATTGACTTTTGGGCAAATGTCCGCCCCGACTCCGTTATGGGCGAAGAAAGTCCGCAACACAGCATTGAAAGTGGGCGGTGCGTTGGTATTGATTGGCGGGGCGATTGTGGCTCTGCCTGTATCACTGCCGGCGTCAGTCGTGACGATTGCGACAAATGCGGTAATTTATGGGGGGAGTCTGACTACTCTTGTTAGTGCGATTAGTCAGGCGTTTGGTGTTGAAGAAAAAACAAACGAAGAAATTATATAATCCATGCCGTTAAAAAAAGGTTACTCGCAAAAGACAATTTCGTCCAACATCAAATCTGAGATGAAAAGTGGAAAGGCACAAAAACAAGCAGTTGCAATCGCTTTATCAAAGGCTGGGAAATCTAAGCCTAAAAGCAAGCGTAAGTAACATGAAGAAAGACAACTTAGAATTACATCTCGAAAGAGATATAATGCTACCCAATCGCACATTGGGCAAGTTGTCTATTAATGGCGTCCATGAATGCTTTATTTGCGAGGATGCAGTTCGACCCAAGAAGATTGCAGGTCAAACGGCTATTCCAGCAGGGCGGTATGAGGTTGTAATAACTCTATCCAACCGCTTCAAACGGGAACTGCCACTGCTTTTGAATGTACCGAATTATGCAGGCATCCGCATTCATTCAGGCAACACCGAGGCACATACAGAGGGTTGTTTATTACCCGGTCGCACTCGCAACGATACGGGCGTGTTCAGTTCGATTCCTGCTACCAACGATTTAATTCTTAAGATTCGCAAAGCATTAACCGAGGGGCGTAAGGTCTTTATCACGATTGTCAATGGCAAACCTAACGCCTGAGCAGTTCGAGAAGGCTTTGAATAATGCAAAGCAGGCACTCCAAGCCAATATGGGGAAGATATTGGTAAATGCAAGCAGTATCGGGTCGGCTGAAATGCAAAGGAGGGTGTTTAATCGAGGCTTGACAACTGCGGGCAAGCGGATGGAATACCGAAACGCCCCCTCTAACTACACCAATTTAAGGCTAGATGCTGGGTTACAAATCAGTTACAAAGATTTGACCTTTACGGGCAATTTGTTCTATTCGATGAACATTCTATCGACTGCCGAAAAAGAAGTCACCTACGGCTTTAATAATAGCGATACTGCCCAGATTGCCGAATGGCAACAGACAAGCGATAAGCAGGTAAATGAGCCTATCTTTGAACTGAACGAAAAAGAAAAGGCAAAGATGGAAAAGCAGATGGCTCTCGATGCCTATGCTATCTTGCAAAGTGCGATTGATAATTTTCCAAGCGTGCCGACCGCAAAAACAATTCAAAAGCGTGATGCCGTTTCGAAGTCTATAAGTCGCCAACAACAGAAGAAAGCGAAGCGAAGAAAGTTTGAACGCAAGCAAGCGTTGAAGAAAAAAGCACAACAGGCACAGGTCAGTTATGCAAAAAAACAAACAAGACTTGAAATTCAGCAAAAAAGTCTCAACAAAACCAACCTTAAAACAAGTGAAGCAATTAAGAAAAAGCAGTCTGCTGAAAAAGCATTAAAGGCGAATCAATTTAGAAGAATTGACACTAAAAAGCGTGCCGATTATCTTCAAGGAGTTATTAAACGCAAACAAGCCTATGCCGATGCTAATGCTCAAAAACTAAGCAAGTCAAGACCGGGCAGTAAGGCGAGCAAAGAGTACGCTCGTAAATTGGCACAGCAGAAAAAAGAAATTGATATGGCTAAACAAGCCTTGTCAGAAGTTAAGCAGGTCAATAAATTAAAAAAGACAATAACAACCAGTTCTAAGCAGTTACAAAAATCGAGGGAGAAATATAAAACTCAAACAGCAAAGAGTAAGGCGTACAAGAAAAAAGTGATGAAGAAAGAGCGGATAAAAAAAGTTGAACTACGAGCCAAACAACTCAGAATGGGAATATACAAACCTAAAAAACGCAAGAAAAAATGACCTCAGAAACAATCCATATAATCTCCTCCATCCGCCAGCACATCGAGCAAAACAATGTCATATTCCCGAGCGGATATGACTTCTGTTTTCGTGAACCTGATACGGGTTACATTTACCTCCGCAGGATGGACGACAACAGCGAGTTAGTGCGGTTTCCGAACATCGACACGAACGGGAATTTCTTTTACCTTAGATACGAGGAGTTAGAGAAATCAACATTCAGACCTTTGCCCCGATTCGGGTCGTGCCAAGAACGCTTTGAGCAGTCGTTTACACTTCGTGGCGTGTTTGTGTTTACGGGGAACAACCAATACGAGGTTGGCGATTATACGCTAAATACAATCATGGGTACATTCATTCCCGACTTTCCTCAGGTCGATACTATCAAGGTCGATTTGGCGTCAATTCAATACGATTATTTCAACTTCAATGACGAGGATACCGGCAATGAATTGAGGTCGTATATGCCCGAGTTGCAATCGTTCGCCATTGATATAAATGTTATCTTTGCAAGAGAGTTTTCCGAATGTCGCAATCCTCCTGAACTAATTTAATATGAACACATACAGCACACTTAATTTAGGCAATTTCCCGTCCACTCAGACGGCAATAACGCTTCCCGCTATGGTTTTCCCATTCTCGGGGAATTTCAGCATTGAGGCTCTTATAAACGGGCAATTTTACATCAATACATTGGCAGGTACGGCAGGCAATCCGATTGTATTGGTTAATGGCTACGCGAATGACGCAACCGTTATGGTTCGCATAAAATTGCCCATAGCAAATCGAACCGATACGAACTCATACATAAACGACCCGAGCGGTCATATCTGGTTTCAGTGGACGAATATACCTGCCTGATATGTTTGACTTTGCTATAAACTTATTCGTCCTGCTGGCGTTCAGTTTTGCCGTTTCGTGCGTATCGTATGCGTTCGAGGTCTGGATTCAGCCGGGGCATATCTTTCAAAGATATGGCAGATGGCTACAACAGCACCACGATAAGCACTGGTCAAAGCCATTAGGCTTGTGTGTATTGTGTCAAAATGTTTGGTTGGAAGTGATTGCCTTCAACATTGCGTTAATCGCTCTGGGGCAGGTTGAATCGTCTTGGTGGATGGTGTTAGTTGCCCCGTTCGTGGGGAATGCTTGGCTTAGGGTTGTGTTGAAGTGACCTGATTCGCTGGGTATTATTGTAATGCCTGAGCGTGTTCCGTGCTGTGTTAATCTCCGCATCGGTGCAATTTGGCTTGTCTGCTTTGCCTAACTTGTGGCGGTGCAGGTTCATTAATATGTCAATGGCTTTTTGAAGTTCCATAGGTTTGTTCGTAATATTGTTCAGATTCAATATATGGCACACCATTTATTTTCCATTTAGGAACAAATTCATTCCCTTTTATAAAGGCTTGTTCAATCTGCTCCCGTTCCATTTGGATGGCATCTTGTTTGAGCCAATAAAATTTATCAATATCAAGATATCCATCTTCTTCTTCAAGTTTATCTATCTGTTCAATCAGAAATGTGATTGCGGTTTGTTGTTTATTTGCCATAGTCCTGCTCAAATTGGTTCAAGTCCACCCGGAATCCCCGGAATTTAATTGGTTGTGGTGTCATATTTATCTCTGTATTGTTTATTTAATTGATACAATTCGTTTTGATTAGATAATAAAAATACTCCAAGCGGATGCCCGTAATATAAATTGCCATCGTATGAAATCCAATCGCCTGACATAAACGCATCGGGTTTCCTATTGTCATCTTGAACTTCTTTCCAAATATCAAACTTCTTTGCAAGTAATCTAACTTTGATAAAATGGGGGAGTAAATTAATTACCTTACTCATACACCCACCTCCCTTTCAGCGTTCCGTCCGGGTTGGTTGCTGGAACACACTCCCAATCCTGCCCAACAGGAATCGAACCATTTATAGACTTTTGAACCATCTCCACCTCAATCGCAATCGGGGTGAGTAAAATTGACATTATTTGCTCAGGAGTATAAGTGTGTTCATAATGGTGGCAGTATTTAGGCTTATGCACCTCTTGTGCTAAATCAATGGCATGGACTAAATCCTCCCGGCTAAACTCATACTTCTCTCGGGCTTTGTTGTAGCATTGAACCCCAAAGTCAAAAGAGCCTTTCATGGATGGACTCATTGACTCTAAATTTAAATAGTCTGGCAATCCCATTAGGTTCTTAACAATTGCCTCAACACCATCTTCCTGACTTCGGGAACATGGTGGCAACCTATACCCAGCCAACTCAGGGCAGGTAAGGTCGGGGGTTAGTTTAAATCGTTTTGTCATATTACTTCCAATACTTTACAATTCGTTCAACATAATATTCAGGCAAATTATACGCCTGAGCCAGTGCCGGTATCGTTATACCGAGCGAGTAAAATTGTTTGATGTAGTCGTTGCGTTTCATAGCACAATCATCTCTTTGAAATTATCATCTGCCCCACTGATTCGGTTCTGCCAGAATTGGACAAACGCTTGCAGGTCTTGGTTGGGTCTGTTCTTTGCGAACCACCTCGCCAATCGTTCCAAGTCGTAGCCGGGGAATAGGTCGGCACTGACGAAGTATTCGGTATTATTAATCCAGATGGTCATGGTCGTGTTGTTTTGCCGTGTAGTTCGATTGTTTGCATATTCAGAATAACGAGGTTTGGTCTGAATTGGTTACATTATTTTTACGATTCTTAACCCTGTTAGGCATATCGTATCGGTTGTGGCATCTTTGGCACATGGCTTTTAGATTCGAGTAATCGTTGTTGCTGATGTCGTGATCAAGGTGAGCAATGGTTAGGACGATAATAATTAACTTATAATCATCATCACTATACTCGTTGCAATGTTTAATAAGTTGAATTGCATCCATGTATTTTAACTCGCCAAACCCTGCTTTGTCGTGCATTTCATTTCCATCTGTACGCTGAAATATTCCATTTAAATCACGATAACCAACCGCATAATTCTCCACTCCACAGCACTCACATTTATTATCAGCCCGTTTAAGAATATCCGGTCTGATTCGTGATTTCCATTCCGGGTGATATAGTTTATAATCAATTGGCATTATTTCGGTCGTATCGTTTTGGATAATTTCCAGTCGAGTCCGGTGGGGAGGGTGAAGCCTGA